TGCATATAGCGGGGCCTTGATAGAAAAAAGCTCATATCTGTACGAGAAAGGTAAATTGACAGATAATGAGATAGATAGATACATGGCCCAGATTAACGAGTACGCCGGCAACATCGATGTCAAGTCTTTCCCACGCTTCAATAGCAAGGTATCTACCATCGATATCAAATCCGGGATTGATGAGTACAAGAAGATATATGGCAAATCTCCCGATGTGATAATAATTGACAGCATGGACTTGTTAAGTGACGCATCCGGAAAACAATGGGACAGCGACCACGAGAGACACAAGCGAATAGCGGTAGCTAATGATTTAAAAGATATAGCTGGCGATGAGGATGTATGGATTGTCGTAACTTATCAAGCTACCGTAGAGAACAGGGATTGGTTAAATGACGAGAAAAACGTATTGACAGAATACAACTGCTCAGAGGCAAAAGGATTAGCGAGACCAATGACCCATTTAATATCGTTAAATCAATCCGATAATGAGAGAAAAGAGAACATTATTCGCCTTCATATCGCTAAATCAAGGTTCTTTAAAAAAGGAAAAACGATCAAGATTGCCACAAGATATGAGGACGAGGTATTTTACGACAAACAAAGAACATTAAACATAAGTAAGGTAGCGTAAAAAATAGCAAAGCTCATAGATTTTTCTATGGGCTTTTATTGTTTTATTAAATCTTCTTATTATCTTTGCAAAGTCAATGAATTATACTCATAATGAGGTAGAGTTTTTAATCCAAGAACTCAAAATTGAACTGAATGGTCATTTGGACGGATCCGAAAAGAATCTGATAGCAGAATACTGTCCATATTGTCATAAAAAGCACAAGTTTGCTATCTATATAGGGAAACCAACCGCAAAGAAAACACTGTTCGCCTCTCATTGCTTTTCTTGCGGAAAATCCAACAGGGAACTAACCCCATTGTTAGAACATATAGGTAGGACAGACTTAGTTTTCGAGGCTACAAGCTCGATTAGTGCTGAACTGGATAATCTTTCTTTTATAACGAATGAGAATGGAGATGTTGTCAATGATAGTGTCGATATCATTGATCCTCCGAAAGGGTTTAAAAGGAGTTATAAGAATAACTACTTAAAGACTCGTGGATTTAACGCTGATGATTATGAGTACTTTCCAGTAGGAACCACGAGAGGCTGCAATTTTAAGCTTGACAATTATGTTATTTTCCTCATCATAGACGCAGGGGATATCGTTGGGTGGGTAGCGAGACATATATGGCCTAAACAAGAGATCGATGAACACAATCGAAAGGCCAAGAGGAACGATGAATATCAGATCATGAGATATCGTAACTCCACAGAGAATGATTTCGTGAAGCTCCTTTATAACTTTGACGCTGTAATCGAGGGAGAAACGGACACGGTGATTATTGTCGAAGGCATCTTTGATGTGATCGCATTGACCAGAAAACTGGAGTTATACGACTGTCAACGGATAGCTGTAGTGGCTACCTTTGGCAAGAAAATCTCCAACGTGCAGATCTACAAGTTGCAAACAAAAAGGGTGAGAACCGTTGTTCTTGCTTATGATGGTGACGCTGTAGAAGCAAACAAGAACACAGCCCAGCAATTAAAGCCATATTTTGACACCTATATTGCGGACATCGAAGGATCACTTGATTTCGATGAGATGGGTCGTGACCAGATTTACGATACGTTCGCTTACAGGATAAAGACACCTATTGAGTATTCATTAAATAAAATCTAAGAAAATGTCGAGAGAAAAGAAAATCTATGCGGATCAAGATCCAAACTGGGAAGGAAAGGATCTAAAATATTGGAAATTAGGGTTTCCTAGGTGGTGGAATCCAGTGTTCTGGTTAACGGTTATAATGTTCCCTATTATAGCAGGGGGTTATGGGTTTATACAACACACATATGCTTTAATAATGGAGATCAAGAGGTTCTTCCATAATTACAAGATATGACCGAAAGCCTTCAAGAATGGCTTGCGACTAACCAAATATCTTACCGTGAAATAGACAATGAGGTCTTCGAGATAGAAGGCTTCGGCAAGCTATTTATCAATGATTTAACTGAAGTTGAATCCATTTTCAGAAAAGACAATAATGGAGAGACCATATTTAATATCATGTCAACCAAGACCGAATTGATAGAGCAAGAAGTATTCTATACATGCTTCCAGTTCGGGGATAATTGGTACTACTTTGACATGAGGGGAGAGTTCAGGTTGAATATACTGAAATACATAGGTAAGAGGCTCCCGACCATACATAGCACAGGATTTGTCAACCTAGGTATCCACACGCCATTCGAGCTATTGAATGGTTCTTTCCAGATTTCAGACTGGATTAGGAAAGCCAAGTATCTGGGGCAAAACGCTATCGGTATCTGCGATAAGAATACGATGGCTGGAACGTTGGTACTCCAGAAGGAATGCCAAAAGGAAGGTCTTGGCTTTGTGATCGGATACACCTTGGACATGCGATACAAGGAAGACATCATCCCTATAAAGGTATATTGCCAAACAAACGAGGGGTTGTCCAACCTCCTACGTATCCAGAAAGAGATCAACGTGGATAGCGAGAACAAGACCCTTTCTTTCTCCAACCTACAAAGATATTGTAAGGGGAACGTGATCGTATTGGGGACATTGGCCGTGTACTGGATGTTCGACAATATCGAGTTGGTAAAAGCCTTAAACAAGGTCTCTAAGGTCTATTATCAAGTTGACCTTACCGAGTTCAAGGCTGACAGGTTCGATAAGGCATATCTGGAGGCGTTAAAGTTCTTTTATGATAAAGAGACGTTTGTTCCCCCTGTCCTTATTTGCGACAACTACTATCTGGACAAGGATGACGCAAAGAACAAGATCATATTGAACAAGATCTCGGATGGTGCCGCTCATATGCAAAGTGACGAGCAATATTTCAAGGATCTGGATGAGCACTATAAGGTGATAGACCAACTATTCAGTGATGAATGGGATAAATGGGAAATATTCACTGAGATGTGTAACAATACGATCAAAATAGCTGAAGGAGCGAAAGCGGCTTACGAGACTACCAGAAACTTTATGCCTCAATACGACATGACCCCAGAGGAACGAGAGAAATATGGAGACAGGCACAATATGTTCAACCAGATCATAGAGGAAGGTTTTAAAAAACTCGTTCCTAAAGGAAAGGAAGAGGAATATCGCAAAAGGGTTGAGTATGAGAAATATGTCATTGAATCAACCAATAATATCGATTATTTTCTCGTACAATATGATACGGTGAACTGGGCCAACGAACAAGGGATCATGACAGGTATCTCCCGTGGTTCTGGAGGTGGGTGTCTCCTGCTCTATTTGATGGGTATCACCAAGCTTGACCCATTGAAGTATAACTTGATCTTTGAGAGATTCTTGCTTCCTGACCGCTCAGGTTTATACGAGGCCAACACGACCGTTATGCAAGGCAAGATAGAGTCGAAAGAATACGTAGAGATATCAATGAATGGAAAAACTTACTCGTTTGATCGAGACGCAAAATTCTTGGTCAAGCGAGGAGATGAAGAGATAGAGGTCTACGCCGATGAGCTAATGACGAACGATGATATAATATTTGACAACAGGGATTTAATATGGACTATTAACGAGTTATGAATATAAATTTAGACGATAACCAGAAAATGAAAGAGGCATACGACTTGGTATGCAACACGAATGAGAATGTATTTATCACGGGCAAGGCAGGAACAGGAAAAACCACGTTGCTTCATTATTTACAAGAGAATTGTGACAAGAATATCACGGTGGTAGCTCCTACCGGTATAGCCGCAATCAATGCGGGAGGAACGACCATACATTCACAGTTCGGTGTCCCGTTTGGTCCGTTTAGGCCCAATATCGTAGGAAAGAACGTTTATCCGGGGTTGGATAGCTACGCATTACGACCAGACAAGATCGACGTATTGAAAAATATGGATACCTTGATTATTGATGAGATCAGTATGGTTAGGGCAGATTTGTTGGACGCTATCAATGATATCTTATGTGTCCATCGTCATTGCAACAATAAGATGTTCGGAGGCGTGCAAGTGCTCATGTTCGGTGATCTTTACCAGTTAAGCCCAATTATTAACAAAGAGGAAGAAGAGATACTGAAAGACCTATATCAATCATACTATTTCTTTGATTCTTGGGCGTTAAAGCTTAGTGGATTCAAGATGATTGAACTGGATAAAATCTACCGGCAAAAAGATCCCGTATTCATTAATATTTTGAACGAGGTAAGGTCTGGAGTTATCTCCAAGGATAATTACGATATCCTCAAGAAGAAATGCCAACCACGATTCAAGTCGGAAGAGAATATGATCACGGTTTGCTCGCATAACTCAAAGGCAGACAAGATCAACTCAAAGGAACTGGAGAAATTGAAAACCAAGGAATATGTCTTTAACTGCAACGTAGAAGGAGAGTTTGGAAAAAATTCCATCCCTTGTGATATGATCCTAAGATTGAAGGAAGGAGCACAAGTGATGTTCTTAGTTAATGATCCAGAAGGTAGATATTGCAATGGTACGATTGGTACGATAGAATATCTAAAACCCAATCCAGACACCAAGGAGTTTGATATAGTGGTAAAACTGGAGGATGGATACAGCATAGAGGTTAAACCACACACATGGGACAATAACAAATTTACCCATGACGCAGATTCAGGCAAGATCAAGCGTGAGTCCATAGGCAAATGTACCCAGATCCCATTACGGTTAGCTTGGGGTATCACGATCCACAAGTCACAAGGATTGACATTTGACAAGGTGATCGTTGACGCTGGAAGATCATTCGCTGACGGACAGATCTATGTGGCCTTATCCAGATGTCGATCTCTTGAGAATATGCACCTTATCTCCATGTTCAGCCAAGATCAGATCAGATGTGATAGGAAGATCGTCAAATTCATGAGAACAAAAAGAAACGAGCAATCAATTAATACAGAAGAATAAAATGGAAAGCAAAATTTTAAGCGCTAAGTACAATTCGGGAGATACACCGTTAAGATTAGGGAATTTAGAAATTCCTTGTTACGTATTGGAAGACGGAACCAGAGTTTTCTCTGGTAGAGGCATTCAAAAGGTTCTTGGATACGGAGATAAGAGGGCAATGGTTACAAGATTTTGTAACCAAAAGCGATTTAACGCCAATATTTTCGTCCGGAGAAAATAGCGTATACAACAAGATCACAAACCCAATCAAATTCAATAGAAATGGAGCGGGAGGCTCTCAATCAATAACTTACGGATACGAGGTGACAATTTTAATTGATCTATGTTCTATTATCATTGACGCAAATCGGTCCGGTGTTTTTAACGATATGGTAGTCGTAAATAATGCAGATATCATTATTAGATCCGTAGCTAAGGTTGGAATTATCGCCCTTGTAGACGAAGCTACAGGTTATAACAAGGTAAAAGAAAGAGCTAAGGATGAGCTGCAAAAATTCTTGAACCGATTCTTATCCGAAGAAGCGAGTAAATGGGTAAAGACATTCAATGATAGCTTCTTTGAGATGATCTATAAAATGCGTGGCTGGGATTGGAAAATGACAAACAAGAAACCCGGAGTGGTGGGACAATGGATCAATGATATAGTATATAAAAGACTTGCTCCGGGTGTCTATTTGGAATTACAGGACCTCAATCCTAAAGATGAGAATGGGCACAGAAAAGAAAAACATCATCAGTATTTATCAAACGAGACGGGAAAACCTATGTTGAAAGGGTATTTGAATACAATTGAGGCTTTGGGTAGAGCCGCTGATTATGATTGGGATGTTTTCATGACTTTATTGAATAAAGCCTATCCAGTACAAGCACAACAATACGATACATTATTAGATAAATAAACAAAAATATGAAACCAATCAAATTTACAAGCGGAGTTTACAGAATCAAGGAAATCAAAGAAAACTCATCTTCCAAGTTTTACAAAAATCTAAAAGTCGGTACGATGATTCGGTTTGAGTTTGAGACAGGTATTATCGAAAAGACTACTAAGATGGCCATTCATAACCTGACTAACAATACTTCTTATGTTTCTCCGGCACATAAGGTTAGATCAGTGTTTTGGAGATTTACTTTAGAAGAAGTCAAGGATAAAGAAGTGTGTAAATGAACATACAATCGATCAATTTGAGACATTCCGCAATTCCAATATCTGTAATCGATTGTTGTGTAGGGAAAGGGTATAGACAAGGAGAAAGCGGTAGCCTTCCGGACGTGGACATCGATTATCAGTCCGACCGTAGGCAAGAAGTAAAGGAATACCTTGAACGCAGATATAATAAGAACGGTCTCCAGCGTGTATTTAGCGCTGGAACCTTCACAACAATGAAATTGAAAGCCGTATTGAAAGATGTGGCGAGGATTCATAATGTACCCGTGTACGAGGTGAATTACATCAACAAGATCATTGATGATGATTCCATGGACTACACTGGATTGTTCCAGCTAGCCTATACGAACAAGAGGGTCAAGGAATTTATCATGAATTATCCGCAAGTCATAGAGGATATCAGGACATTGATGGGACAACCTCGCTCCTCTTCCATTCACGCCTCAGCTATCATCATCACGCCAGAGACAAAGGATGGCAAGACGATGGAATGCTTCGATTATCTCCCGATCAAGAAGATCGATGACATCTTGGTATCCGAGATCGATGGGTATTCGATTGATGACATCGGGCTTCTTAAAAATGACTGTCTTGGTATCAAGGAGTTAACCAAGCTTCAGAAGACACGAGATTTGGTTGTTAAGGAATATGGTGATCCTACGACATTTCTGGATATTATCACAAACAAGCTGGAGGATGAGAAAGCTTACAAGTTATTCACCAATGGTTTCACGCAGAACATCTTCCAGTTCGGATCGGCTGGAATGACCAAGTTCGTGATGGAGATGAAGCCAACCTGTATTCATGATCTTATAGCAGCTAATGCTTTGTTCCGTCCAGCAACCATCGAATCAAAGTCAACCGAGAATTATGTAGCCTATAAAAACAGAGAAAAGGAACCTGCTTATTTATGGGGAACTTACGAAATTATGAAAGAAACATTCTCTTTACTTGTATATCAAGAACAATTGTGTCAAATAGCTCAAGATATTGGAGGTTTTTCATTAGCAGAAGGTGTACATCTTGTCAAATTTATTAGCAAGAAAAAAGTAGATAAGATTTTAGCCATGAAAGGTAAGTTTATCGAAGGAGCAAAAAATAAGGGTTGCCCCAAAGAGGATATTGAGGCTTTATGGCACATGATAGAATCTGGAGGAAGCTATCTATTCAATAAATCGCATTCTACAGCATACGCTCTTACAGCCTATCTAGGAGCATGGTATAAAGCCAATTACCCAACAGCATTTTATACTGTAGCTCTGGAATACGCCAAAGATGAGAACATTTCCTCATTGATGGCCGAGATGGAACAAGCCTCCTCCTGTAAGATTGTCCATCCAGATATCAATGTCTCTGGGGTAGAATTTGAGACGGATTACAAGAAAAACGAGATCTATTGGTCATTATCAAGGATCAAATTCGTCGGAACAGAAAGCGTAAACTTGATAGTCAATGAGAGAGAGAAGAACGGCCCATATTCTTCAATTGAGGATTTTTGCAAACGTATTTTTCGAAAAAAGCTATTGAAGTTACCCGGAGAAGAAAGATGTCCAGTAAACTCAAGACAAGTCAAGAACTTGATCCTAGCGGGTTGCTTTGACAAGGTAGAGGGGATTTTATCGGTGCTGGAACGATACGCTGCCTTGGAGAAAGCGGCTGGTATATTAGGATTCGAGATCTCAGAGACAGATTTTCCACCAGAAAAGATATCGCAACATTATTTCTGGTCAATGTTACAAATCTCTATCAGTGGTATAGGTAGTGTTGACTATAGAAGGGTATTCGATAACTCTGAGTTCAAGACAAAGCTAAGGGGAGCGAGTTATAAGGATATCGGACGTTGCTTCCAGCCCGATATGGACGGTAAGAAAGCGGCTATTTGCGCAACGGTAGTAGAATTCAAGGAAAAGAGTTTCGAGGATAAGGAAAAGAAGAAAAAGAACTTCGGTGTACTGACGCTCCAACAGAACACGGAGACGATAGAGCTGATAGTATGGCCAGAAAACTATGAGACAATGAAGTCACAACTTATAAACGCAAAGGACCACATCTTTCTTATGAGTTGTATGGTAAAATGGAGTAATTTCTCCAATCAAAACGGATTACAAGATTACAAAGGTTCAATTTTAGAAATTATTTAAAGTATGTCGAAAAACAAGAGAAGAATGAGATTGTCCGAGGATGATCTATTGGTCGTGTTAAGCATGAGGGGGTATGATTTATATAATAACCCCTACAAGTACAGCGTTGATTCTCAGTCAACGTACAGATTAACCTTAAGTCGTGAAGAAGAGGACGTTGTAGCTAAAGACCGAGTAAGAAGAGCCTTTAACCAAAGTGAGGACGCTGCAAAAATCGTGAACGCAAGCCTCCAGCATATCTATCAAGATTACACGGTAATGGTTACGTTGAAAAACAAGATATCGGGTGATACAGTAAGCTTTTCAGTGCTTAACGAATGAAACCAATTGTCATCTGTATTGTCGGAGCGTCCGGAAGCGGCAAGACACATATGAGTAAATTTTTATATGAGGGTTTCGGAATACCCATGGTAGTATCAATGACAACGAGACCCAAGAGACGAAACGAGGTAGACGGCGTAGACCACAAATTCGTATCAAAACAAGTTATAGAGAAAGAAAAAAAAGCGGACAATATATTGGCATATACCCAATATGGAGATCATGAGTATTGCGCCCTTCACAGCGATATCAAAGATAAACCGATCTGTTCTTATGTGATAGATGAAGTCGGGTTAGAATATATAACCCTTCACTTCTCACATTTGTACACCATTATCGCTATCTATGTGGAAAGAAGTCTGGAGAACAGAAAGCTAAGTGGCGTTAGCATAGAGCGTCTGCATAGGGACAAGAAAAGATATACTCTTCCACCGGAATATTACGATGTGATTATAGATAATAATGGAACCCTTGGTGATTTCGAGGAGAATATCATCAAGGTTATGTCAAACAAAAGCAACCAAAAATATTACGAGATAGATGGCAACAGCGAAGAACAAACAGCAGATATACACCGCATGTGTACTAGATACGGAAACAGGCGGGTTAGACGCAAGTAAATGCGCCATTACCCAACTCTCCTGCCAGATGGTGAGATTGGATACCTATGAGATAATCGGCGTGTTCGATGAGTATATAAAACCATACCCTAAAGGAGACTTCCATATCAATACCAACAAAACTCTTAGAAAGAAAAGAGAGATCGAGAAAGAGGAAAGCGCCTATTTCGAGTATAACCCACAAGCATTGAAAGTAACCGGGTTGTCAGTCGATTTTTTAAATAAGAATGGGAAGGATATAAATGAGGTAGCTGATAGCTTCATTAGTTTTATCAAGAAATGCACGTTAGGGACATCAAAGGCTTACAAGCCTATCCTAGTAGGTCATAATATACCGTTTGACTTGAATTTCCTCTTTCATTTTTTTATCTATACCGGAAAGATGAAAGAGTTTTCTGACGTATTCAATGGTACTGAGGATATTTTTGGAAACTTCCACCCTCAGATGATAGACACCATGACTCTTAGCAGGATGGCTTTCGCCGATGATCCGGAGGTTACGACCTATAAACTGGGAAGCTTGACAGAGATGATGGGGATCGAATTGGTTGACGCTCATTCCTCCATGGCTGATGTCGAGGCTACCAATGGATTGTTTACTATATTCTCAAACAGGATGAGATGTGGGTCAGTGGGAGATGATTCAGGATTGATTAAGCAAGCGGAAAAAACAAGGGTACATTTTAAGATATGATAGAAGAACAAGTGACATTTAAAGCGCATTCGGACAAGATGTGCTATGGGGTATCGGGTGATAATGAAGAGATGCTGGTGGAGATATCAGGGTACGACCTCAATACGAGGTTCAATCTGGACAAGATCAATTCTCTGGAGGACGCTGAGAACGCTTGTGCGGCTCTATCAAACGTATTTTTCAAGGCTTTATGCGAGCAATTGCTTATAGAGAGCCAGAAGAACAAAAACAATAAATAGTATATATTTCTATTCTTTTTAAAGGGAGGTAACATAGCAGCTATCTCCCTTTTTATATTAATAAAACCAAAACTTAAAAGAATGAGCAATAATAGAGAAACGATACGAATACCTACCATTCAAGGCAATAAGGTATTGCAACAACAAATAAAATCTGAGTTCGCTCCTATGCCCCCGCAAGCCATGTTAACAGAGAAAGAGGAGTTGTTCTGTCAACTATTCTGTAACGGAGGGAAAAGATTCGCAGGAAACCAAGTAGAGACATACAAGCAAGTATTTGGAGACAAAGAGAATAACAAGTTGATGATCGAATCCAATAAATTGTTGACCTCCCCAGCCGTAACGTCCAGAATCAAGGATATCATGACAAACAAGATGGAGAATGAATCCTACGCAAAAGTAAGGGTGCTTGAGACATTGTTCGCTATCATGGATGAGACTAGGGAAGCGAAATATAAAGACAAATGGGGCGTATCCCTATCCCCTGCCCCATTACGGGCGGTGTCAGTTAACGCAGCTAAAGCTATAGCGGATATATATGGATTCAAGGCTGGAGGCGAAACTGGCGTGACAATTAATGGAGAGAATAACGTAACCTTTAACGTAATAGTACCAAACAAGAATGTATAAACCAACCCCTAAGCAAACCGAACGAGGTCTATATATATTAATAGTCGTACTTTTAATAATCTATGGCATATGGAACTCAGAGATAGCGATCCCCCTAGTAAAAGCTTTTTCAGAAGCCATGCAAATCATTATATCAACAACTCCTACAATTATTATGTCTACATGAAAAATTTAATCATGAATAACCTTCGTCTGGTTATAACTATCATATGTTTTCTTATAACGCTATATATCCAGCATATTGAGAACATGAATAAGCTTCAAGAATTAGATCATAGGTATAAGACATTGGAGATAAAAGTGGATGATCAATATAAAAAGATAGATGCCATTAAACTGGATAAATCAGTCTTCGAGGCGACCATGATCCAAGTAACAGCGATACGAGACGATATCAAAGAAATAAGATCAGATATTAAATCCATATTAAGGGAAAAATAATTCATAAAAAGAGCTATCAATATTTGGTAGTTCTTTTTTTATTTTATACTTTTGCATTATTCTAATGAGAGCAAAATCTACGCTCAACCTATTTATATATTATCAATAATATTAATACTTAATAGCATAATACACCGTTTTTTATTCGCTGTATTATTATTATCATTATCCATATCAAGTTCAAAAAGCGAATACAATCATATACATTATTATACTGAGAATGATCTATTCAACAATGCCGTAGAGTTCATCATCAATCATGAGGGATGGCATGGTAAGGATCATCACCCTTTTGTGGGATATGGCCACAAACTAACCAAGGAGGATAGATTCAATCATAATATTTCCCACTCTTTCGCAAGGGAACTTGTGATAAAAGATCTCAAACAAAAATGCTCGGTATTCAAGGAATTCGGAAAGGACTCCTTGCTTCTAGGGATACTGGCTTATAACGTGGGAGAAGGGAATGTCAGAAGATCGGAAATGATCAAAAAGATAAGATCCGGTAACAGATCGATCTATGAGAACTATGTCAGCTTTTGCAAGGTCAATGGTAAGATAGTTCCCTCAATCAGAAATAGAAGGATAAAAGAGTACAAACAATTTTTCAATAAAACAAAAATAACAAGGAATGGATTTAAAAGTAAATGATGTGGTAATCATCGATGAGATCCCGGATAAGGATTTGAATTTCCTGTCTGGAAGATTGGGGATTATAACCCAAGTATTAAACAGCCCGGCACGAAAGTCTAGGGGTTATATCGTGAGAGTTGTCGGCTTAGGGGAAGAGTTCGAGCAAGAGTGGTTCATCGATATTCAGTACGTTAAACCAAATAATCAATAGAATATGTATATAACAACACAAATTGTAAAAGCTGTTCCAATGACAGCGTATGAATACCAAATATCCCAAGGATATGAAGGATGTGAGGATCTTGAGAATATTAACGGATACAAAATAACCGATGATGATGGGGTAATGGAATGGATCTGTGAGTATGAGTTTAAAAAGAGATATAGGGGTATCATGGGGCAAATGACTTTCGGGGATGCGATAGAGTATCTGAAGAAGGGATGCTTGGTTACAAGAAAAGGATGGAATGGCAAAGGCATGTACCTATTTATTAGACCAGAGGATACTCTTCCACTGGAAACAATCGTAAAGGCCAAGTCATTACCAGATGCATTCAAGGATAAGGTTCTCGAAAACCCAAATACGGAATCAGTAAAGTTTGGAGCCTATATTTGCATGAAATGCGCGGATGGTTCTATATGCAACGGTTGGTTAGCGTCACAGACCGACATGTTAAGCAATGACTGGATGTTAGTCTTAACCAAAGATCATGAATAGACTTTTAGTGCTAGGAATATTTATCAGCACCATACTAAATATTTGGCTTTTTACCGATCGAGGCAAATTAATCGAGTCTAAGGATAAATACCAGCAAAACACCGAGACTCTCTTGGCTGATATACGCCAATACAAACTAGACTCAACAAGAAGCGCAACAGAGAGCTCAAGATTACAGTTGACCATAGAGGAATACAAGAAGTACAGGGAGGAAGACACGAAAATCATAAGAGATCTAGGAATAAACATAAAAAGGCTGAAGGCTTCCCTCCAACATCAAGTGTCGATAGATGTACCTATCGATGTGCCCGTAAGAGATAGCATCATTTACAGAGACTCGCTTATCAAGGTTCCATCGATCAAGTTATCCAATAAATACGTAAGCATAGATGCTACAATCGAAAATAACACGTTGAAAGGATATATGTCACTGAATGTATGGCTGAAGCAGTTTGTATACATAGAGCCAAAACACAAGTTCCTTTGGTTTAGGTGGGGGATTAAAGGGATCAATCAAGTAATCATCTCAGATAACCCATATGTAAAAATCAATTATTCAGAATTTATAGAAATCAGTAAAAAATAAAGAAGTATGTTAGAAAAAGTATTGTTTTGGAGGGTAAACTCAACAACTCTGACCTCCGACCTTAATTCGGTAAACAACATATTCATCAAGTTGATAACCAAACTAGAAAAGATCCGAAAGCGTCTTTCAGTTGTCTCGGAGAAAAACCAACAGCAAATTACCAAACTCCAGATCGAGAGAGACAAGTTATCCGTGATCGATCGTGATATTCAAACTCAAATCGAGAAATACGAAGGGATGATAGTATAGAGTTAAAGGGGCGTTAAGCCCCTTTGTCGTTAATAGACTATTCTTAATAAAAACCAAAACACGATACTAATGGGATACAAAACTTTAGTCCCTCCCAAGGACTTAAAAATCAATTTCTCCCCTTCGCCAAAACAATTCGAGCTATGGAAAGCGTTACAGCCAGAATGTCATATATGCGGTGGAGAGATAAAGAACGTATATATAGGAACAGACGATCATGGGAATAAACAGTATGTTCCTGAATGCTCATCATGTGGTAATAGGAACATACCCCAGATGATTCTCGGAGGAGGAGCTGCTGGAGGAGGTAAGGCACAACCCTATTCAGCCAAGATACTTACGCCGGAAGGATGGATAACAATGGGTGACGTTAAGATAGGAACAGTGGTGTCAACCCCAGATGGAAAGACCGCCAAGGTGATAGCTATCCATGAGCAAGGAATAAAAAAGGTTAACAAAGTGATTACCAATGATGGATGTTCTACAGAATGCTGTGACGATCATTTATGGAAAGTATATTACAAGAAGAGAGACAAGACTTGGATCAAGGGTGGATATGATGAGAGGATTATGGATACAGCTACCATAAGAAAAAGACTCAAACATGGAAACCTAGCTTTCATCCCTACCGTGAACGAGCTAGAGTTCGGCGGGAAGTTTGATAACTATATGACCGCCTACTCTTGGGGATATTACATCCGAAATATCATGCCAGACCCTAATAACTTCAAGAGATCAAATCACACAGAGATCCCGCAAGACCTAGTTACCTCCAGCCTTGAGGACAGAAAAAATTTCTTGAGAGGATTGCTTAAGGAAGTAAATATAAGGAGTACCGGCAAATATGAGTTCATGAGCCGATCGGAGAAATTTGCCAATCAATTGCTGGACATCCTTAGAAGTATTGGAGCCATAGCTACC